AATGTTTGGGCGTCGTCAACTGGAGTGGCTGTGGTCGTGCCGTTTGTCGGAAGGTATGGCCAATACCTGGGCTTTGATGGTCCCATAAACTCCATGTCCTCGCAAGCGAAAGCTTTAACACCAATTGCTGCGAACGTAGGTAAGGATGTGGCATTAGTGACTAAGGCGTTGAGCACAAAGATGTGCACATAGCCATACTGTCTCTCACAATCCAAATACGGTGTGGTGGACGTGAATGGGAATTTGAGCGTAAATGAGTTGCCTTTCCGAACATCTATAATGTCACGGTGGCAATTGATTGTGTCCTGCAACGTGTTCACCCTGGGGCCAATAACAACATTGCCTTCTGGATTCATTGGTTCGAACACAACCAGCAGACGCCCGGTGTGAAACACTGTCTTGGCAATGTCAATGGTGATACCGATGCTGCCTCTGTACTTCTGGAAGACATTGGCAGTGTAAGCCATAGGGCTGAACACCAGAGCGTCGCCAATCTCTGACTGCGCTTTCATAGCCCAGGGGCACAGTGGGAATGTTAACAAGCGGGAACCCGTAGGCTCATTGATGCTCCAAAATCTGCGAAATAGAGCTGTTTTAATCCCGTGCAAATAGGCCATAGACATTTCGTCTGCTTCTGTAAGGCCAATCTGATCTGTGCGCTTAACCGTGTTCGTCGTAGTCATGGCCATGGGGTCAGCATAGTCTGTACCGTCTGTTTGGTTCAACTTAGCTGCCTCTCGTCTAATGTAGACCTCTGGCGTAGTCGTGGTTGGTGGTCGCGAATAACCGAAGGCTGATGCGACCCCAGCGGCAACGCCTGAGGCCCACGCTAAAGGCTCACAAATGGGTGTAAGTATGGGCACTGCACCCAAAGTGGCCGCTATGGAGGTAAGCTTATTCAGCTTGCTAGATATAGGCTTATCTTTCTGTTCTTCAATCTCTAATGTACCCTGATACGCGACCGTGTTCCTGGCCGTAGGGCCAAGAAGGTCGATGTCTTCTAATG